AGGGACAGGGTGGTGCAAACGTAGGACAGCCAACGGCTCATGGAGCCATAGGTGAGCCTCCTCAGCAACAAGTTGCTCAACCTCAGCCGTATCAGCAACCTGCACCGAACTATCAACAACCGGTTCAGCAATATCAGAGACCTGCTCCGAGGCAACCGGTTCAACAACAACCCAGCAGCTCTGGGATCTTCCCTAACTATAGTGATGATGATACGAGACTGCCTTATTAGGTGATAGTTGATGGTGAAAAAGAAGAAACATGGGGTTATCCAATCTTATGCTACTGGGAAGAAAAGCAAAAAAGATACCACCTACGACGGAGCTGTGCTCGATAAGAATTATAAGGAGGCTAAGGAGCCAAAACCCAAGCCCAAGGTTAAGGAAGAGCCGGAGATTCTTAGCAAGAATCGGGCAATGGAGCTGTCGTACCATTACCGCGCTATGCTCGACAAAGCTATTTACGAGGAGGCGACGTCAAAGCTAGTTCCTGCGGATCATGTGAGACAGTTCTTATCGGTGGTGGGTAGTAAAATAAGAACGCTGTTGATTCAAATGCCTGACAGGTTGAGCAGTCGTATTGTTCATGAGAGCCAAGAGGAGACGATACATCTTTTATTGTTTAGAGAGGTGGAGCAGATTAGTAACAGCATCGTAGAAGAGCTCAGTGCTGAGAGGTTTTTGGACATTTTAGCGGAATCGGCAAAAGATCCAGTTATCCGTAGTCGCAAGATTGCACAGTCGCACAAAGGCAAGGAACACGTTCAGGAAATTGAGGAGGAAAAACGGTGAACATGAAAGCGCAGCCAAGCAATAGAAGCTACACCAAAACAGACCGGGTTAGAGCGATTGAGCTTTGCGAAGAGATGACGATTTCAGAGGCTGCTCGCAAGATGAGCATACCCTACTCAACAGTAAGGTATTGGAAGGAAAGGCACTCAGCTGTTTCGTTCAATGATACGGCAGACTCTTATGGCAAAAAGATCTTTAAGATGGAAGCTGTTATACAAGAGAAGATCGACGCTCTTCACAATAAATTGGAAAAGCTGAAAAAAATTAGATCTATTCTTGATGATGAAGACTTTTAATCACATGCACGTATATCTATTCCCTTAAGTGATAGACGCTCTTGATGGATGAATATGGAAGTGCTAATAGAAATAAGGGCTTCCACCTTTTGTTTCTTTTCAAAGTCATCCAGTAAATTCTGAAAATAAAAATTAACCTTACAGATTTCATTTTTATCGTTCAAAATATGAATAAATGTGTGATCTCCGTTTTTAGTGGTTGATACCTCAATGTCATAAATTTCTCCAAAAATACGGTAGATAGGCTGGGGAAATCCCTCGCCAAATGGTTCGTGTTTTCGCAGTTTATGAGCAAGTGACAGGTTCAGTGCACCGAGGCTTAAACTGGCATCGTATGTGATCACAGGATCTTCAGCTGCCATGAACTTTGTTTTAACAGAAAGGTAGTTTTCAATTAAAGGTTGAGCTTTCTCTTTGAAACAAAAGCCGAAGGCTTTTTCATGACCACCTAATTTTAGAAAATGCTGACTTATACCCTGCAGTGTTGTTAGCAAAGGGACACCATGGAAAGATCTACCAGATCCCTCAAAAATATAACCATGTACTGGTGACTTATATCCCCTATAAAGCATGACTGGCTTTCTTGTCTCTATAGCTATCTTTCCTGCAATAAGTCCCATCATGCCAGGATGAAATTCGCGGTGAGCTAAAAGGATGCAATTTGGGAGTTTTCCAGATTCTTTTTTTCTAGATGCAGCTTCTCTGATTTCCAGTGTTTGCATAGCTAATTCTGTCTGCTCTTTTTCAAGAACTTTACGTTCTAGATTTAAAGTGAGAATTCCCTTTAAAAGAGTAGGAGCTTCATTTTTTTGACTGCAGAAAAAATCCACNGCTCTTTTCATACTTTCCATACGACCACAGGCATTGATAAGTGGGTTAATGGAAAAAGCATAATCGTCAGCACATAATTCTGTTTTAGATGACAGTTTGAGTTTTTTTCTTAAAGCCATGAAAGAAGGGATATTTAAATTAAAAATAGCTGACCTACCAAGATTGAAGACGAAACGGTTGTAACCCTTCAGTGGCACAACGTCACCAATGATACCCATGGACGCTAAAAATGCTGTGGCTTGGTTAATGTCTGCTTTTTGGGTTAACTGCAAAGATATGAAGTGAGAGATGCTGGAACCACAAAGGTTAGAATAGTAGTTGGGAGGGTAGTCCATAGGATTGAGGATATAGGGAGCTGTGGTGCGAGTTTCCTCCGTAAAGCTGTGGTGATCAGTTACGATAAGTTTGATGTTACGCTTGCGACACCATTCTGCTTCTGCACGGGCTGTGATTCCATTGTCCATGGTAATGACAGTGTCGTACTTTGTAGCAAATCTTTCTAAACCCTCAATGCTCAGTCCATAACCGTCTTTTCTCGTAGGAATATGGATGCCAAATCCTTTGTACTGTAGGTACAGAAACGTGTACACCCAAATCAACACAGAAGAGGTTCCGTCAACGTCATAGTCGCCCCAAAGAAGAATCTTTTTTTCTTTCTTAATATCCTCTAATATAGTTAATGCTATCTTTTTAACATTTTCTATTAACTCTTCGGGGACGTCCTCTTTGCTGTACTCTTCCTTCTTACGAGTCAGGTACATGTTGTTAACTATCTCTTCGGGATCACTAAGCGGTTTATCGTCATTTGGACACACCCACTTCTTTGTTACTTTTTTGTCATTTTTCATTAATACTCCTTAATAAATGTTCAACAGCCCAAACGTAGATTACATCAATAGCTTCCATAAGTCTATTAAGATCTCTCAACCGATGCTTATAAGTGATTGGGCAGACTCTTATAGATATCTATCTTCTGCAAGTTCGTCAGAACCTGGCAAGTGGCAGACATCTCGGACACCATACTTGAAAGAAATTATGGACTGTATGACGTCTGTGCCGCCTTATCACAAGATTCGCAGGATTGCGATCATGAAGGGGCACCAAGTTGGTTACACAGAGGGTATCTTGATGAACTTTCTGGGCTATACCATTAGTCATCAGCCTGGTCCATCGATGATTGTGGGTCCTTCAGAAAAGAATATCAAAAAAATCGTTCAGCAGAAGCTTGAGCCCATGATCAATGACACACCTGTGGTACGTGGCAAGATATCTCATTTCTCAAGAACTACCTCAAGAAACACAATTATCCATAAAGACTTTCCGGGAGGCTTTTTGGTGATGTGCGGAGCTAATGTTGCAGCTGATTTAGCAGGTACTTCTGTAAAATATTTGCTTATTGATGAAGTTGACCGCTTCCCTGTGGACACACAGGGGGAGGGTAGCCCTGTTGAGCTAGCTATAGGACGAACAGCTGCTTACAATCGAAGAAAAATCATCATGGGAAGCACACCAACCTATGAAGAATCTTCTGTTATTGCCAAATGGTTCGAAGAAGGAGATCAAAGATATTATTTTGTTCCGTGTCCTGATTGCGGACATAAACAGAGACTTTATATGGATAATTTAATTTTTGAAAAAAATAATATTGATGCAGGAGTTTTTTATAAATGTGAAAAATGCGAAAAACTCATAAATGAATCATCAAAGACAATGATGCTCGAAGCAGGAGAATGGCAACCTACCAAGGAAGAACATATTTCAGAAACCTTTAGGAGTTATCACCTAAATGCGCTGTATTCTCCTGTAGGGTTTTTATCATGGGTTGATGTTGCTAAGGCAAAGATGAAAGCAGAGAGAGACGAGACTTATGCAAAAACATTTCAAAACCTATATTTAGGAGTTCCCTGTACACAAGCTGCTGATGAATTTCCTTCAGCTAATACTTTGTACAGAAATGGCGGGAAATACGAAGAAGGAAAGATACCAACACTGAATGGAATTTATCCCAAGTTTTTGCTGGCAGGGGTTGATGTTCAGAGTGACCGTTTAGAGGTACTTATTACTGCTTGGCACCGTAAGGTGTGCTTCGTGGTAGAGCACATAGTCCTGTGGGGGAACACAAACGTTGATCCACACGAAAGTCCGTGGGCAGAACTAAAAGACGTTTTATATTCTAAATATGATGATTACGGAATTACCAAATTAGCCATAGATTCGGGATTTATTCCATATCGGGTTTTTTCTTGGAAAAGGAGTGTTTTAGATCATCATAAAAGAATTCAAGTTATTCGCGGTGTTGCAGACATGGACGGTATTATTAGTTATCCGAAAATTATGGAGGTGTCTGTCTATTCTGGCAAAAAGAGCAGAGTGGGTAATAAGTACCAAGACGTTAACACCCATTTTCTTAAAAATGAGATCTACAAACGTCTCCTCATTGAAAAAGACGAAGTTACTGATTCTCACATATTTTTCCCCGAAGGTAAGGACAGAGAATTCTATGAGCAGCTGTGCTCAGAACGAATGGTGTTACCAGATGCTCATGACCCTATGGATAGAACGGGTAGAATAAGATATAGATGGAAAGCAGTTAGAGAGAGAAATGAGATATTAGATCTAATGGTGTATAATTTCGCTATGTGGTACGGATGTAACGCAGCGAAGTATGCTCACACTGATGATAAGTGGTCACGTTTCGTTGAGATCAAATCATTCACCGGATGAGATAAATTCTATGCTATCAACAACAGACTTAAGGGAACGCTATGTCGCTCTTGTTGACGCTTATGTTAGTGGAGCTACTACTATCACATTCGCTGGAAAATCTATGCAGTATCGTTCATCTGCTGAGTTAAGACGAGCGATAGTAGATGTACGAAGAGCTTTAGGTATACCAGGTGGCAATAATCGCACCACTGTGTTGAAGTCACGTAATCCCAACATTCCGGCACAGCGCAGGACATTTGATGCCAACTACTAAGCCTAATCTGGGATTTATAAAGAAATTCTTTACATCTCGGACAAAAGAGCTTGAGAAGAAAATTCAGATCCAAGGCAGGCAGCTGCAATTAACAGAGAGACGCTTTCACGAGGCTGTGAGAGAGCGTCCTAACATCTACGCAGCTGAGCTGAACACCCGAAACCATTGGGAGCAAAAACCACTGCGTGATCAGTCCCGTCATTTGTACGAAAATGACCCAGTAACGCGCAGAGTGGTGGACTCGATTATATGTAACATGATTGGCCGTGGGGTTACTCCAGTGACCACTGGAAACGAGGCTGTGCGCAAGAATGTTGATGAGTTCTTAAGCAAGTGGCTGACCACTGTAGACGGTGATTATTTAAGAGAAAACACCTTAGTGGGATTACAGAGTTTGGTGGTACGGTCTTTAGTGCGTGACGGTTCTGTATTTGTTCAACGTATCTACTCTCGGGGTAAACTGTCTCTGCATGTGCTGGAAGGAGACTACCTCAATGTTTACATCACTCAGCCCAACCCTGATACAGGCAATGAAATCATCAACGGTATCGAGTTCAACAAAGATGCCAAAGTGATGGCTTATCATTTATTTGAAAGACACCCAGAAAACTTTGGTGCTGGAAAGTATGGAGGGCGTGGACCCAGCTTTGACACTGTCAGAGTTCCCTATAAAGACATATGCCACATCAAACGCCTTGATAGAGCCGGTCAAATAGATGGTGTCAGCTGGTTAGCTCCAGCATTGCTTGATATTTGGAACCTTCGTGAATACGAAGAGGCAAAACTGAAGCAACAGAAGCTGCAATCGAGTTATACCGCTTTTGTTCAGGATAATTTCGAATTAAGTGAAGAAGAAAGAGAAGATTTCATCGCAGCAGATGATCAAAGTTCCTTGTTTGGTGAGACGACCCGTTCTGTTCAGCCAGGATTTGTTGAAGAGTTGCCACCAGGTAAAACCATAACCTTTCCGTCACCATCCAATACATTGAACGAGAATTTCGTAGAACGCTGTTTGCGTAGAATTGCCGGAGCAATGGGCGTCAGTTACGAGATTTTTAATGACTATAGTAACGTTAATTTCTCTAGTGGCCGGATGGGCTTCTTAGAAATGAACAGACATTTACGTCATCAGTTAGAAAGCACTGTTATTCCACAGTGTTTGATGAGAATCAGCGGTTGGGTGCTTGATCATTTGGAAAGAAACGGGGTTATTCCTGAAGAACACGATGTCAGCATTCGTTGGTCACCAGAAGCACCGGTTATGATCGATCCTGAGAAGGAAATTGCATCTGTTCAGACCGAGGTGGCATCTAACTTCATTTCCATGAAGGAAGCCATGTCTAAATTGGGTTACGACTTTGAAAAAACCATCAAAGAGATCAAGGACTCCAATCAGAAGCTCGATGAAGCCGGTTTAAGTGGATTGATGTATGGACAGGGTGGCGTTCTTAGCAGAGAGTTCATGGCTAAGATCAATAAAGTGCCTATTCGCAATGTTATCGGCTTTGAAGACTACGATAAACTGCTGGTCAATTTGATGACTCAGCAACAATCTGATATATCTGATAAAGATGCTAGTGCGAAACAGAAAGAGGCTGATGCTTCTCTAAAAGAAGAGCAGGTTAATAAAACAGCTATGGAGGGTGAGGCTCTTGCAGCAGAACCTAGCGACGAAGGTGCGGCGGAAGGGGCGGATTCTTCGGGCGTCTCAGACGTTTGAAAGCATCAATGACAAGTATTGCACCTTCGATGTGATTATTTCCACAGGAGCTTTTGTAGCTCGAGAGGAAATGGACGATCGAGGCAACATGTCGATGGTTGAACTCGGCCTAGACATGAACCCTGACTCCATTGACCTTACTCGGCTCAATGCTGGGGTAGCACCGGTATTGAACAATCACCATGATGGTAGTGGTGCTGACAGAATGTCAGCTAATCACCAAATGGGAATTGTTGAACATGCTTGGGTTGAGCGAAATGAGGAAACAGGCAAGAACATCCTTATGGGTCGTTTGCGTCTTTCTCGTGTTACCCAGGAAGAACGGGATATCTGCGACAAGATCGAAGCAGGCATCATTCGTTCCGTTTCTGTGGGAGCAGATATCCTTGAACGCACACAAGTGGATGATAACGAAAAAGGCCACAAAAGAGAATTAGCCACATCTTGGGCACCTTACGAAGTGTCAATTGTCGCAATACCGGCAGACTGTGGTAGTATCATAAGAAAAGCCAATACCAAGTCTCGCACAATTAGTAAACATAAAGTTAACTCAATTCATTTCGTTAATCCTGAAGGAAAGTTCATTATGGCAAAAGACGAACCAGTAAAAGAAAAAACAGAAGAGGAAGAACCTCAAAAAGCCTCGAAGTTTTCAAGGTTGGAAACTTGGGAAAAGCTTTACGATTGTCTTGGTCAAGATGAACGAGACGCTTTTATGGCTTTTGTAGAAACACGCGAACTACCTGCTGCGCCGGCTGCGCCGGCAGCTGCTGGTGGTGAGGGCGGTGAGGGCGAGGGTGAAGAACCCACCGTGACCGCTGAAGAGGTTAAAGCAGCAGCCCAGGAGGCTGGTGCTGTTGTTACGGAGACGCTACCCGACGATGTATCGGTAGATGTGGAAACCGATGTGATGGTCGCGGTGGAGGAAGTTTTAGCTCAAGCGTTGTCCGGTGAAATGGAAGGTGGTGCTGAGCCTGCTGCTGGAGAAGGCGAAGCTCCTATGGAAGAACCCCCCATGGCTGCATCGAAGAGATTGGGCTCGGCAGCTACGAGAAGGGTGAGGCAAAATGTGAGAAAAAGTTTATATCCCAAGCTCAAGTCTCCGACCATACGTCGTCGGACATCCCACGTTTCTGTGGACTCAACACGTGGGCTGAAACACCTACGTAACAAGGCAGAGTGCGCGCTGATCTCTAAGATCACACGTGGGCGTGGTAGACAGTATGACAAGTATGCTGAGTCTGCGGGTAACTGGCAGTTCAAGCCTATCTCGGAAATTTGTCGAGAGTTGCTATCTTCTGCTGGTCACA